TAAATGTAAAGGTCCCTCTCTCTCACCCCGGCGGTACGGGGCTACAGGAGGGACTCTCCTACGTGACTAGTCCAAAATCACGTAAGGGCGCAGTTTATTGACTTACGCCTCAGGTCGGATGCAGTTAAGTGTCCGGAGATGCCCATCTCCGCCCATTCACACTACGGTTGACATGGATTTTCCACACTGTGAAAAATGTCTATTTAAGCAACAGCGGCCCTGTTGCTACGGTGTAACCAGATTTTTCCGACCCCCCTTTCACTTCTACAGGTATGAGAAGCTTACGTGGGGGACTCGCCCTACGTGACCGATCCAAAGTCACTACGGGGGCGCAGTTTAACGACGTACGCCACAGGTCGAACCAACCCACGCCTAGCTATCCAATGGCCAGGAGGGTTGGAAAAACATGGGTGGTAACCCATTGAAAAAGAAAAAATTCATATCTTCTCCTGCCGAACAATAAAGGGGAACATAAGTGACATCTGTGCCATCAGTAGATGTTGGTAATGTCACTGCAAAACCCCAACTTGGTTCCTCCACAATCGCAGCGAACGATGGTTGAGACTGAGTCAAAAGAAACCGTTGATTTGAATAAAAAGGAACTTCGGTGGAAAAGATCGGGTTCACTTTGCTGTTTCCCAAGAATGCTCCTTGCAACGCTCTAGCATCACCTCTCTGCAATAATCGAATGTTCAAATTTCTGAGAGATTCTCCTGGAGTCCACAAAGTAACAAACTGGTTTATACGACCCGAAGTGGTGTCTCTGTTAACCATGGCAGTGACCGAATTGAAAGCATCAGTGCCAAAGCTTGTATTGAGGGTGGAAAGATCAAACGTCCAACGTACAGATCCTCTCCATCCCAAAAACATTTGCGCCACATAATTCAAGTAAGTCGTTCCAGTGACAACATATTTCAAGCCACTGCTATATTGCGTGACCATACTATTAGAAAACACCGACGCTGTGTCTTGCAATCTACCTCCGTATTCTGGAAAGGATCGCCTTGACAACAATGCACTCAAAGCAGTCGAAGTGTCAACAAGTGCCACAACTTCCGACAGACACGTTCGTTTTATCATTTGCCGGAATGAACCAATAACTTCCCCAAAGAAAAGTTTGGTCGTATCCGAATTATCGATCAAAGCATCTGCCATGGTATCAATGGTTGGCGGATCCATAACTGGATCATCACAACAGTCCATATCTGCCGAATCATTTCCTTCGCCCATTTCAGGGACACCCATCTCTGGTATCCCCATTTGTGGAGCGGTCGGATTTCTGAACTTCCAAGCAAAAATTTCTGCAGCAGGTACTGCGACTTCAAAGTCGTCCAACGCAGATACAAAAACATTAACTTGAATATCGGCCACCACGGTTCCGGGCACGGTCAACTCATTAAGAATTTGAACACTTAACACACCATTGGCCAAGTCTTCCAAGTCTGGCAAAGGTGTAATGCTCGAAGTGGAATAAGACAATTGATTACCAATTGGTTTACGAAAGGGCTCAGGTTGAGCCCAACCAATATCAACTGTAAAATCCTTTTCACTTGCTATATCATGAATCGTCGTGTAATGAGTGTTATACTCAGGCGACAAAACGCCACCTTTCGGATCGTAAACGATACGTATGCGACCTCTATGGTAATTAGAGCAAACGATTTGAAACCTAAATCTCATAGTTCCTCTCCAATATTCAAAAGGTAACACCGCAGCGCCACAAGCCAAATAATGATACTCATTGCCATTAAGACGAAATTGTTGCGGGTCAACACGCACTTGAAATAAAGTTGTCTCTACCACATCCGACTGCAACCAATTAAAAGAGGTTAGGAAAGATTCCCGACCAGCAATCGAGGCAATCGGCAATTCGTCCGTGGGTTGAATGCCAGTTGTGGCAGGATCTAAAGTGACTTCCTGCTTACTGTCTACCGTCAACTTATTGGTAGGATACTTGGTGTCGACCACAGCCAAAGAAGGCCTAGGACTGGGCACCATGATCGAATAATCCAAATTAACAGGACTAGAATAACCAAAAATTTTTGCTACAGAGGCAATAGCCCCAGCTCCAATTTCAGTAGCTTTAGCAAATGGACCTATCCAAGGGACATTGGCCAACGCTCCAGCGTATCTAGCGATAGTGCTTGCAGGTCGAGAAATCACATTTTGCTCATGCTCATCGGCCATCTCTGGCACGCCCATCTCCGGAACAAATGCTGTAGGGATCGCATATGAAACATTCTCTGCCCATGCAAAAACGGATATACTCAATGGATCAGTACCTCCGTTAGCATGT